TGGAATAGGAATGACCCCACCTCGTACTTTTATACCTACTGTATACAGTACATTTGTAAGTATATGATATTATTAAAGGTCAAAAAATAGTGTGTACCCTCATGGGTACCCATGAGTGGTGCTATCAAGGGTACCCATGGTGTTTTTGTGCCTTCATGGGTACCCATCATTACCATATACTAATCTATCATTAACATATAACTTACTTTCATGGGTACCCATCATTAACATATACTAATCTATCATTAACATATAACTAGTAAGAGCATTTTTTTTCGTACTTTTTTTAAGCCTCTTTTTGATGAACACACAACCGCTGAAAATGAACCCATTTTATCAGAAGGCAAAAATAAGATGACCAAAAAACTTGGTTTAAATTCATTTTTTAGAAGCACCATAACCTGAAAAAAGATGATAAAAATATACCCAAATTGTGCTAAAATATAGCACTAAAAATAACATTAAAAATGGCATTAAAAATGACATAAAAATATGCATAAATTAGGTGGTGAAATATGATAATATTTAGGGCTATTTTTTAGTAGAAAGAGAACTCACAAAAGTTGAAAGACTGGACAAGGTTGAAACTTCATCAGAAGCCATAACAGTTGGTATTGTTATAACATCATCGCAAGCTATCGCATTTTTATAGTTGTCGTAATCACGAGTATCATTAGAGAACACTGAATCTAGTTCTTCCTTATAATATTTAGTAAACTCATTAAGTGGAATAACTCTAAACATAGAATTAGGAACCCACAGCCATCTTACGCTGTTAGATGAACTAGGGTTGTCTCTACCTTCAAACTTCTCTGGTATGTGATAACCTAAAGATGTTGCTATTTCGCGTGCCTTTCTAACAGCAGCCTGACCTGTAGGGGCACCCATCATCTTTATAAGCATACTAACGCTTATTCTGCTATAATTACTATCATATAATTTGAGTGCTCCTATACCATATCTAGATAATCTGCTTTGCTCAGCTGAGTTACAACTACTAGAAAAATTATTATTAAAAGCAAAGAAATTACCAACAACTGGGTCAGCAGTCTTAATATGCTCAGGAAAGTGAGCCCTAAATGAGCCTATGAACACGCAATAACGTTGTAAATTCTCAGTGCTGCTCCTCATTGTCTCTTCACTTATTGTAGCCCTCAAATCGCTGAACAAAGGATCAACATAAATTGGCATACCGAATCTACTAGGCATTTTAGTAAGTTCCATGAAAATGGGCCACAAAGTGTTCTTAAGAAAAGCATAAGGTAGACCAGCAGAACCTGTAATAGCCTCAGCAGCGTTAACACCATTGTCCATAACCCAGTCCTGAACGTCGAAGACTCTACTCATCTTTATGGATACCACGTTGTCTATAGAGTCACCAGAACTTGAAGCAATAGCCATGTTATTAGAAGCAATAGCTACATAAGCCCCTACTTTAAGCTTAGCCGCTTTCATGTTCTTCACATCCCACTGAGTATAACCTATAGCCTTTGATATCTTCTTAAGCAGCATCCAGAACTCTCTCTTGGAGTTGTCCTCCAACACTGGTGTCTCGTCTAGTGTCATATAAGCACCATTAGGCATCATGAACCTTGCCGCTGAAAGATCAGCGCTTAAAGGTGCACAAGCTTCACGCCCTACTATACTCCTACCTAATTCAAGTGTTAATGATTTACCAGTCCCAGGGTCACCTAGTAAGTAAAGTATAGGTCTAGCCATACCACTGCGATTAGAGAATGCACTAAGAGCAAAGAATCTAAGTACAGCTATACGTTGTTCTGGATCTGGAAATAGCTTATTAAACATGAAGTTATAGTACTCATCCAACTTGGGATCATAATCCATAGTAAGCTTAGAAATACTCACACCACCTATATTACTCCAGCTTACGTTGGGGCTGGAAGCAACCTTATCAACAAGTTCATCAAATGTTTGTATACCTGGTTTCCAAGCGCGTAATGGTGCCTTAAATTGAATATTAGTAACTTCAGGTGTGCCAACAGCATACCCAAAGAAGCCATGCTCAAATAAGGAGTCAAGCTTAACTTTAGTGTCTGATTCAGCTGCCTTAAAAGCTGAGCGCATGTCAAGGCCACCACTGTAATTATTAAGAGCCCTATTGAAGATGGCCTTAACAACACGTGTCTTAGTAAGGTCGACTGTATTTGGTGTCATAAGAAGGACATCCCCAGACTCGTCCTCAACAACAGGCTGATAATAAACCTGTCTACCTTTAACGATAGGAACATTGCAAAGGACCTTCATACCCTGATACTCATCAGTTATAGTTGTAATATAACCAACGACTTCCTTAGCTGTAGACTTAAGGTCATCTAGAGTGTTAGTGATCTTACCGGCATTGACAAGGTCACTCTTGATTTCTTCCATAAGCGAGTCCATGTTGAATTCATCAGAACCAGAGAACTCACAAGTTGCATCCTTAGTTGCTTCATGTGAAGCTGGAGCATCTGAGTTAATGTTCTTAACATTAACTTCGTTAACAGTAACATTCTTCATACAAAACCTCTCTTGTATATGAATTAAAAAACCCCGTACTATTATATTATAGCATTTTTAAAATTAACAGCAACACACCCTGTAATCCAACTGAAACCGACAGCTGGTTCAGATGAGTCAAACATACGCCTGCAAGTGATTCTGCTTCTAAGCTTACCAGGCCTAACGCTGTAACCATCAGGATACATTTCATCAATATTAACCAGTGTACTATCATCCCAGCCTCTAAGAGCAACTCTAGGGAAACGTACATTAGTCGGAACTGAGAATAAGTCAATATTATTTAGCATTGTAGTACCTCCTTAGTCTCACAACCTGAGACCTGCTTAAGCCATACAGCTTTGATATCTCTGTAACTGGCATACCAGAGCTTATATCGCACTGAAGCTGACATTCAGTTTCACCACCCATAGAATCAATAATATTGCGCATACTTACCTCGTCTTCTGCGGAGTATGCAGCCTTGAGATTAGAGCTGTAGTCTGTGTATTCAAGGTTGGTTATTACGTTGTTACACCTGTTGCCATCTATATGGTGTACGACGTACTTACCACTCGGCTGGTTAATAAGGAACATATCAGCTACCAGAGTATGGACAAGTGTAGTGCAGCGGCTCATATCTGGCCTGTAGAAAACAACAATTAAGTAACCAGTGGATATCTTATGGCACTTAACTGGCTTGCCTGATTTATTGCGTACATTACCATAGTTGGACACTTCATAACCTCTTGAGTTAGGAATAGGTAACCAGTTTTCAATTAGAGTTTGCATTATTAGCTCCTGGTTTGCGGGTTAAAGATACTGCGAAGTCATTTATCTGTTTGAATGAGGCTGAGTGGCCCATAGTTAAAGCATACAAGCTGGGTATACCCTGGAGAGGTAGCCCTGATGTAACACGCTGATGATTAGACTGGAGGTACTGCCTGAACGAGCGGGTAGCCTCACCTTGATCAGCGCACCTGTAGTAATTAGATGCATTGTTAGCATTTATCTGGTACCATAGATCATCACGTACATATCTAGCCAACACCAGACCAGCTGTTAAGTAATCGGAGTACTCCTGGATTATTACATAAGGGGCTATTTCATTTAGGAAGAGCTGAGCATCATCCCAGGTAGCGTTACAAGCAGCATAGGATGTCCTTACACCACTGCGCTGCTGAGGCTGTATTATTTCAACCTCAAGCGGCTCTACGCTGTCATTATACCAAGCTGCCTTATCACTGGATACGAAGCACTTAAGCAGCGGGTTATTTATGCTAGCCTTATCAACGAGAGCGTCTACTGATTCAGATATGCGTATTGATTTCTTAATAAGTCTTAGTACGTCAAGCTCATTTGTGCTCTGATGTGCAACGCCTACCTTGATACCGGAACCAGATGGGCTTAGGAACTGGAACACTGTTGAGGGCCTGTCTTTGAATATTGCTATCAGGTTGGCTATATCAGAAGCTGCTAGACCATCGAAGTCAAGCACTGATATGCCTTCATTAAGTTCGAAGTTAGGGATAATGCAGTTGCTCCTGTAACCAGGCAACAAGGTCTGCTTAAAGGAGCAGCCAGCAAAGAAGGCTGGGAGTTGCCAACGCTTCTTTGCAGCGTACTCTGACTTATCTACTATTTTACGGAGGTTAAGAATAATTGACTCATAGCAACCATCTTGTATAGATGTAATTATGGACTTAAGATCAACAACTGGTTGAACCTGGTCTTTATATTTACTATAGTCAAGCACTGTTGCTGAATAATTAAGCATTGACACCACCTTTAATCTTGCGTTTGATACCAGCCCTGCTGTTAGTAGCCGCTGATGCAGCTTCTATATCCAGGATGGCTTCATAATCATAAGTAATAGACCCAACAAAGCTCGGCTTAGATAAAGATGATGTCTCAGGAAGGTCATGATAAGAGTCAGAAGACCACGGGTCAATAGGGTTGCGGATTTGATTCTGGCAGAATGTAAGGAGCTTACTCTCAATACATCTGTACGCATAAGTTGAGAAAGCAACCCCTCTGGTTGGGTCATAAGAAAGAGCAGCTCGGCAAAGTTGGAGCCTTGCTTCTGAGCAGAGTTCATCAAGGTCAACAGATCTGCATCTCTTGGATACTTTAACTGCGATTGAAATAGCAAGTGCAACGTTATTCTCAATAAGCTTTGTTACTTCGGGTGTCATAATACTCTCCATACAATTGTTAATGATCACATTAGTATTATAGCTCATTGGATTTAAAGTTGTTCAGTGGTGATCAATGGTACACAGTCAGCAGCGGATAATGTTGCCACAGTACCCAGTGTTATATAATAACCAATCTTCTTGGCTATTTTAAGCTGAGCCTTATGAGGGACCGGCAGGCCGTTTTCTATGTGACCTATATATGACATACCAAGTGACTTATTAAGTTCACTTACTGTTATATCTTTAACCATGCGGTAGATCATACATGCCTCACCAAGTGATACGTTGTAGACAGCTGGAAGATCTGGTATTGATAAATACCTAGCAGCAACTTTAGCAAGGTCATCCCTTACACCACGCATCATTAAGCAGCCAGCCTCGTCAGTTATATTAATAGCCTTGTAGAGGTCCATTCTGCTCATATTGCGCCTTTTAAGCTCAAGGGCTATTGCATAATGTAAACTTAATATCTTATTCATAGTGTTAACCCCTTCTGTAATTAATTATAGTGTTATTAGCATAGTCCATATAAGCGTTGATCTGATTATTCTGTCCTACTAAATGTGTACAATCAGTACAGCTGGTACAGTCCTCGCAGAAGCTGCAGCTCACGCAGTCAGTACAGTTAGCACACATATATAAACTCATAAGTATTTGCGAAGCGCTTATAATGTCATTAGAGTCATTATGCCATGTAAGGGCCAGGTTAACCTTATTATTATTAATTACATCTACTAAGTAGCGTGTTGACTTAATGGTCTTCACTATGAAGTTTGTGTTCATAACCTTAAATAGGTTAGGTTCAACTGCTACAACTGAATCTGGGGATATCTGAATGAGGTATTTATCAGATATGAAGTCAAGCACTACACCACCGGCCGAGAAGTCCCATACGAAGTCATGGCGTATGTCGCTTATGGTTGAAATATCCACATACTTGTCACCCTCACCTAAGGAGTCAAGGACAATATGCGCTGTGTTTAAATCTACGAAACCTACTAACTGACAATCATAATACTTGTTATAGATACAACGTTTCATGGTAACCCTCTCTGATATAAATATTAAAAGATCCAACCCACCGTACATGAATACTATACCACAATATTATGAAGATTGCAAGGATTTTATTATATTATTTTAATAAATGTATGATTATATTAAGGTATTTCTACGCTTTGAATGACTTTATTTTCTCTAGTTTAGGATCAATTATGGCCTTAAGATCTGCAACTACACCCGCATTAACGGTGCAAGGAGTTACTACACCAGCGGTATTTACATATTCAAATATGCCAGGAGTGGTTAAGCTGGAGAATATCTGGTCAATTATGTCAACACACTCAGCTACGAACTCACCAGTTGCATTAGTTACAGTGAACTTACCATTGTCCTTAATTTGCAGGGTAACATTACTACCAGCGTGAATTGTTGTCTGCTCTGGCTCAACTGTTACAGAACCATCACCAGATTCCAGTGTTAGCATATCTGGTTGGATCTCAACCCTTGAGTTATTCCAGCCAAGAAGTATGCCGTCTTCAAGTACATCGTAGTCTTGTATAAATGACTGCCAACCAGGGAGAAACACTGGAGTAGCCTCAGCTCCAACACGGACCGTATTGAGCTCAATTTCACCATTCCAGAAGAAATCATATGCGTCTATAGAGCAGTACATAAGCATACCAGCAGTACCTTCAAGTAGAGGCACGTTGAAGATACCATCGCCTGTGTAGATGTTCCATACTGGTATATCCTGCAGCTCGTATGGCTGGCTGTCTGATACAACTACTGTAGCTGTCTTGGTCTTATAATCGTATGACTTAACTATTGCTGGTATCATTTAAACCTCATTATAATTAGAAACACGCCAAGTGAACCCCGTGGTCTTACCCGAGTAGTTAACAACCTGCGAACTCACATCGCCAGTTATGGTTACTGTGTCGATATAAACCTCAGTTGGCTGGATACTGGAATCACTAACTGTATAGTCAGGGTAGGGGTTTATAACAACACCAGTTCCAGGTATTAGTAGAGTGTCAATAGTTGTTGTGAATGTAGCTCTACCCTTATTTACAACAAGACCAGATGCTGGCATATAGGAGAATGGTGTGTTTTCAGCTGAGAAGATATATTTATAATATGGACCAGACCTACTCTGTAAGAAGAGCTCCCTAGGGTTCTGAGTAACATAGTAATTCCATAGATAGAAAGTGTCATCATGAAGCTGGAGTGTAGCGAGGGCTGTATTTACTATCTTTTCAAGGACTGACTGCACAGTACCATTAAGTATGTAATACTCAGCGTAGACTGGTTCGCTGCCATCTTTCTTCTTTTTATTTTTATTAACAGCTTTCTTCTGCTTCTGTGTTAAAACCGCTGTAGCTATGTTAAGATCACCCTTTTCAATTAGTTCAGCAAAGGCCTTTTGTAATATTTCATTATATCCATAAATAACTATTTCGCCAGGTGTTTTAGTAGAGTTATTATAGGCCACAACACCATCAGGCCCAATCAAGCGCATATCCCCAGAATATGCAAACTCCTTAAAAGGATCGGATCCAATTAAATCTTCTATTATGCTAACAGCTGTGTTTATATAACCAATATAATCATAATTATAAACTGTACTAAATTTAAGTCCATCAACGTCCATAGGTGAGGCACCAACCTGCCTGCTTATCTGTAGTGATAACTTGGAAGTAAGATTATGCACCCTTTGTGAAAATGGAAGTTCCATCATATAATGACCTGTAGCAGCTTCTATATTACAACCTTCGAGTGTTTCTTCAACGTCTACAACATCACCGGAGTATATTAGGGTATTATCTGCATCATATAAAGCACATTTAGACCATGATAGTTCATAATCCCCATATGGTTGTTTCTTTACAGCTGTCCCACCACTTAGAGTGCCTACCAGAGTAGGCTTATAATAAGACCTCACAAAACCAGCTTCACCAGCCTCTGGTTTCTCTTCCCATGTCATAATAGCTGTAGCTTTAAATGCACCCTTCTTAGATAATCCAAGATCCTTTATTGCATTAACAGCATCCAGCCCAACTCCATATATTTGGAATGAAGCAGTATTAGGCGCAATAGTTAATGTCTTGGTTATACTAAATGAGAACTCAACGTTGGATAAAGTTATATTAGCCTGCCTTGCTGATTCCAGCGGGAGCAGCGGGTAGTCAACACCTAGAATCCTTATGCAGTTGCCACCATTGCTGTAGATATCAAGTCTAAGAGACATAGTCAACCCCATTGAAGTTATATTTATCAACAGAGCCATTAGCAACAAGGTAACCATCATTTATTTTTACAAGGTTACGATCTGCATTAACCCGGATACCATTAGCAACTCCACTTATATTAAGATACCAGTGGTAATCGAATGGGTTATAGGTGTAGTATATGTTATAAGTGAACCTTCCCAGCTTAAGCACCTGTGTGAAGTAACCTGATGATCTCATTATTTCACCTCATAATCATAGTACATAAAGGGGTCTACATAAGCATCAGACTTAACTTCTCCAAACCTATTAGTGCGCTCAATCATTGGCTGCTCGGAGAAAGTTAACTGGAACTCAGTTGTGTCCTCATACTCTAAGCTTGGCCCATAGTCAAGTCCAGTTAGTATGTAATGCCTTCTGGTACCAAACGTTTGGTCATATATAGTTAAAAGACTTTTAGCTGCAAGTACAGATTCAAGGCGCTTAGCTATATCTCTGCGCAATGATCTTGATGCCAGGTTAATAGGGTAGCCACCTAGTGTCATAAGTGAACCCCAAACAGGGTCATCACAAACCACACCAGCTACTGATACTGTGTTAATATTACGCTTAGCACCCCTACCTTGAACAAAAGAACTGTCAACTGGGAATGTAAGTGGCTCACTAGACATAGACATCCTTACATCCGATGTTATGCTCAACATAATTGGTGGTTCTATGAAGGTATCATCTGTAAAGCTAGCTTCATCTAATTCAGGTGTTATTTTAAGTACATTAGGGAACGATAAGAAAATATCAGTCATAGCCATAATTAGACCTCTTAACCCTGTAATTGATAAATAGGTGAACTAGCTGGTGTATTAAGGCCAGCTGTCCTAGCAGTGGCAGTCTTAACCACAGCAGCATGATTATTTATAGCAGTAACAGCGCTGTTGTTAGCAGTAACAAGTTTCTTAAGCTCTGTTACTATTGCCCCAGCTATAGCATCACCAGTTGCTTGTGGATTACCACTAGCACCAGTTACATCAACCTGTATATTTATATTACCAACCGTTTTTAAACCAGCGCTGCTTCTAGAGCCACTTATAATGCCTTGTGCTCTAAGGAGCTTATCAGCAAAGACTATGAACTCATTTTTAAAGTGTATGAGTGTTGATAGGAAAGGATCACTGAAACCAGAAGCAGATGAACCACCTCCTTTTTCTTTTGTCTCCTTAAACTTACCCCCTCCCACTGGTACTACACCATTTTTTACCACATTTACTAATGGTAATAAGTCTTTTCCAAAAATATCTTTAAAATCCTGTATTAAAGTCTTTTGAATTTCAGCGTTAGTTGCTTTTTTGTAAAGATTAATGAACTCACTTTCAGAGAAATTAATATCCTTTCTACTTGACTGATAACCCCCAAACTCTAAATTAACTGACTTTATATTATTTTGTAAGTCTTCAAATTCTTTACCTATGGATTTATTATATTCTGCATTACCAAAGGATTTTGAAATCATTTGGTTTAATGACTCTGTTAGCGCAATTCTAACTGAATCATCGTAGCCTGTTTGAAGGTCTTTTAATTTTTCTTCATAATAGGATCTTTCTGTGTATGGATTTCCACTATCATCATTTATTTTATAGTTACCAGTTCTTATTAAAGCAAGTTCTTGCGAAAATTTAGATCTACCTTCTGTTATTTGGGAATCTTTTACACTACTATACTGACCTATCTTTTCAAGCGCTTCCATAAGAAGCTCTGAAAAAGCCACAAGTGGTTTTAAAACTACGGCTATGCCTTTACCTATGGACTCCCAATCCATGTTGCTAATCTTATCAAAAATATTACCAACGCTAGACTCTGCATTTAGGAGTTCTTCAGTTATCCCAGAGAAAGCTTTATTAGTTATGCTTTCAAGTGTCCTTCCTATCTTATCAAAAGCTGCATCAACTTTAAGGGCTTTATCTATTGAATCTTGTGACAGTATTGACCCATCTGCCTTCATAGCAGCTGTCATCTCACGTATACCAGCGGCACCTTGCATCAAGAACGGAATAAGCTTAGTTCCACTTTTGCCTAAGTACTTGACAGCCGCTGCTGATCTCTTAGCCGGATCATCTATGCCTTTTATGTGTTCAGCAAATTCCAAGAGTCTAACATCAGCGCTGCGCATATCCTTTTCTTCAGCGGCTTTCTTATTGAGCTTAGTCATAGCAATAGTAAGATCTTCTATTGCAAAGCCATTCTCCTTAGCCGCTACACCAACTGACTGGTAAAGTTCAGCTGATAGACCCGTTGACTTTATCTTATTATCGAGGTTCTCTACTTCATCAACCCAATTAGCAAAGGCTTTAGCCCCTTTATACGCAAACGCTGTAACAACTCCTGCTTTTAGTAGATTACCCATAGAAGATAACTTCTTATTAACTGCATCTATACCAGAGCTGTCTATTTTTACTTTAGTGTTCTTCTTAGATAGTTTAGCAAGCTTCTTTTCCAGCTTACCTACTTTATTTTGGAGCTCCTTGTACCCTTGTTCAGTTATTTGTACTGTTAAGTCGCGCATTGACATCTATGGTTGTCTCCAGGAGTTTGCAATAATCATTAAGGGTGTAATCCCTCTTAAGTTCGCCAAGCGTTACAGACTTAGCCGTAACTGGTACATAAATAAGATCAAGTATATTTTCAGGTGTTAGCTCTTGACTTCCGCTTCCGCTTCCGTAAGATCCACACCCAAACCTGCTAAAAAATCGGTGTACTCCCCCTTGAGTACCTCGTAGCAAAGTTCAGCAACGATGTCTAATTTACCTCTTAGGTTAACACCCTTAAGGTCAACTGGGACTCTGTTGTAATGAACATTAGATACAATAGTCTGACAGAGCTCCTGTAACTCATTTGGTTGCAACTGGAGGTTCATCATCATCTCAAGTGGTGATTTACTCTCTTTAATGCCTTTAAGCAAAGGTGCTGCTATTCTTACGAGTCTAGCAAGTAATCCAATAGAGTCATACGCACTCATTGGCATAATGTCGAATTCCATTTCCTTAATCTTAACAATCATCTTAGACCTCTCTAATTATAATAACCACCAATAATTTGACTTCTTGCATAACCTTTAATAATCCAGGTTACATCATTAGAACCACGTGACATATCAGGTGATGGTGCCTGCGATATAATGCAAGGCCACAATAAAACCTGAACTCCAGCTGGTACGCTAGCATTAGCTAGCAAAGCACCAAAGAACTTTCCTTCGTTACCGCGATATGAAGCACTCTCAGTAAGTTTTATAACTGTAGTTTTCTCAAACATCGTAAAAACAACTGGAGCACCAAGCGTTGATATTACTGACATACCAAGGTTAAATGGACTGGATTGAGGCAATGTTATCTCAACAGTAACAACCCTGTGACCTCTGAGCTTAGCTCTAGCCAGCTCATTACCAAGGCCATGAAGTAAGTCTTCCTGTTCAGAATTAATAACCTTAAGTCCAGTCCACTCCTTTATATGAAAATCATTTAGGAATGTATAGACATTATTAGGGTCATAAGACCTAATCACTATACTCACCATCAGTCAGTTTACTAATCTCACCTGTAACTACCCATGTTCTCTGACCAGCAACTCTCCCCCTAGAAGCATCGCCAGCAGAGCTGATAGAACCATCATTAAGTACCCATTCAGCAGCGTTGCCAACAGAAACACCCAGTGAATTTGGCATTCTTTCAACAAGACTGATTGTTATTTTTGAGCTGCTATTGATGAGGTCACCAAGCACTGCGTTGCAATCACTACCTGACATGCAGACAACAGTTGCTGCGCCAAGCTTATTCTGTATTTTACTACGCGTAATCTGACCAGTAGTAGAAGTTGAGAATTCATAACGATCTTCATTGTAGTTGAAAGTTATTTCATCCCAGTTCTTAACTTCAGCTGATTTCTGTTTACCAATTACGGAATCAGTCCAGCTTACAATCAGTGTTGCGTTTTCACTATTCCATGTACGAATCATATTCTAACTCCATTTGAGTTGTTATTAACCATCAACATATTATACCATAAATCTTATGGGGTACCCTAAGATACCCCATAAATAAAACTAAATAACCAGTTTTCCTCTGATCTCTACGAAATGAACAGCACCCTGAGGATGAGCAACGAACCTAAGTCCAGTTACTTTACGAGCATTCCTATCAGCTGACGACAAGGAAGCCAGCGATGGAACATACACAGTATAGTCATCTCTTATGTAGTTATAAGGATCAGTAGCACCAATCGACAGGTTGCGAGTTACTTCAGCGGCAAGCTGAGCTATACCACCATCCGTAAGAGGAACCTTAGGAGCACTTGCAAGGATTGAGAACACGCCTTCAGCTATACGAGCTGTAAGCCAATCAAGTCCATGCATAATATCAATGAACTCACCATTAACAGTCATTCCACTGTCAAGTGTTCTCTTAAGACCAGCTTCTTCTCTCTGAACCTGACAGTTCTGATCAATAAGATTCTGTCTCTCTGCAGCTGTAAGGGTCTCAGCAGCTACACCTACGAGTTCTTTAAAGTTAAAAGTGATGCTACCAGGATTGTAACTAAGGTAAGAAGCCATAGCAGCGTTAGCATAAGCAGCAGTATCTGTAGAGTAGATCAGGTTGGTTCTGTAGTAACCAGCAGTCTTAAGTGTCTCAGCTACGTTACCAGATGTCTTAGCAGCTACAGCAGCATCAGCAGTAACAGCAAACAGCTGTCTTCCTGGTTCAATTGTTTCAACTACAGCGGCAACTGATACGATATCAGCTTTTGTCTTATTAACCATAATTATGCCATACCAGCTATCGTTGGCAGCTCTAATAGCAGTAATTGCATCAGCCCAAGTAGCATCGGTAGTCTTCTTGCAGCCAACAACAACTGTTCCTGCTATAATACCCTGTGATAGGTAACTCTGAAAAGCCTTGTAAAGCTCTGAACTAGTTCCACCAAGATCAGCGTCTGCATAATCAGAAGTACTAACTATTTTAGCTCTATCAAGTGTGTCGCTTTCAAACAGAATGAGGCAAGTATTAAAACCAAGCGCTGATATTCTTGCGCTCTCAATAGTTATTGCCACATCTGCGTAATTTTTAATTGTCATTACGTCATTCTCCATATGTTGTCAAATAAAAAAACACCAGGCATATATATTCGCTTGTCGCTGTTTACTCCAGGCAGACTATTCAGCTCCATGCTAATTATTACCATTATTATTTTCACCAATCTCTTCTTTTATCAATGCCAGCTCGTCGTCTACGTTACCTATAAAGTCCAACGTTGAGAGCAAGGTACGCTCTGAAACAAGTCCTTTAAGTTTTATTGCAGCTTCAGCTGAGTCAAGTATATTAATGGGTATATTACGTGTATATTTAAACACCAGGGCTGTGTAGTCATAAGTAACTGAAAGCCCCTTGTATGAAAACAGTGTTCTGTAGAGTTCTCTTAAGAATGCTGAGAACTTAAGTTCCAGTGTCCTTGACTTCTGCTCCAGGGGTCTTAACTTATAAGCCACTGCTATTTTGGTAAGGTTACCAGTGAAACCATCAGATGTAAAGTCAACATGACTTGCGAACCTCACTATGTTGCGTTCCATTATCTCTTTCAGTGTAGAGATAGCCTCAGTGTTAATTTCCTTAGTAAGGAAGTATGCATCACCATCTTTATCCAGCATAAGAGCACCGGTCTCTCTTAGCTTAGCCAAGTCCTCTTTACTCGCATTGATGTTCTTAAGTATCAAGTATGCAAGTCTAAATGACTCAACCTCATTGCTGAAATCAGTTATAAGCCTATTATAAGCATCAATAAGATCAACCACTGAATGGTAATCAGACTGGCTTTCAGCGTTGTTAACCAACTCTATTAGAGGAACCCTTCCAAAACCATGAAGCACTGGCTCGTATGAAATCCATTCTTTGTTCATTAATTTAAGAACATGTAAAGTATCTTTATCATAGTACTCGATGGTATCAACATCGTTGCCATCAGTATATTTACGAAGAGCAGCTACAGGGTCTTTCATGTTGTAAAACACCTTGAACTCGTGTCCAGGTAAGTTGGTAGCCATAACCTCGGCTTCTTCGTTCTTGTATAACAACACTCCGCCTTTACCACTTATAGAGCACTCCTTAACCAGCTCTGACATAAGGTCTTCATAGTTGGAAGCAACGTTGAAGTTATCTATAAATGAATTAAGGTCACTATTGTTATCATAAGACATTATCTTAACAGGATAACCAGCGAAGTAAGACACCTTAGTGTCAACTATTTCCTTTTCAAAGTGATTATATAACCTTCTATCAGGTTTACAGCGCTCTGATACATCCTGATCAACATAAGCTGGGTTGATTTCATATTTTATAGGTATTGACTCAGTGGTATATCTCTTCCTCATTTTAAGGCAGTAACCACGATCTTTGTTGTACTTTTCAAGCAGCTGTTTTATATCACTATATTTCATAACCAGTTATCTCCGCTGTCAGTCATCAATATTATACCACAAATTAAGGCTTTTTTATAACAATTATATTCTATTACCAGCTACTGTTGAGTGCTTAGTACCAAAGAGTTCATATATGGCAGACATAACATCCTCTGGATCATCATGCCTATTAGCATTGAACTTACTCCTAAAGCCTATGATATGTCTATAGAAATCAGTAGATGTCAACGACTTATGGAACCTTATGTTGTCCTGAACCCACCATGATGAAGCCTTAATGCGGGCTTCCTTATTACTAGCACTATTATAAGTACGTATTGATATACCTGGCATCCGCTTTCTAAGCTGCTTAGAAAAGTAATTTCCAACGTTGTTTGCTTCTATATACACAACTGCTATCTTCTGATTAGTAAGCCAGCTTATAAGTCTATCTTCTAAGTCAGCAAGCTCAGTTGAGTCCATGAAGGTGCTATGTATATCATAAATGTCACCATTCCTAACCATAGCAGCTGCTGCTAAGAAATCAGTTCCTTTATCAGCTACGTCCATCACGACTATTCTTGGTGCTTCACTGGTTTCATTAAACAGCTTAAAACCATTCTTATATAATGCATCACCAGTTATTATTATGTTCTGGTTATAGTTAGCTTCCCAAATAGCTGGGTCTATGCTGCTTCTCTTTATGTTAATCTCGTCAGAGGTCATAATACCAGTGCACTCGTCTATCCTTCTACTGAATACAGTCCACTGTCCAGGTTCATCAGCCGTGAGCCTGCCACATAGGTCATTCTCGCACCAACGGGTCATGTTGATAATGATCCTACCGCCAGTTTCAAGCCTTGACAGCAGAGTGTTCTTATAGAAGTCATAATGGCTGTCCAGAACATGCGCTGTGTATGCCTCATAGCTGTTCTTAACTATGTCATCAACAACCAGGCAGCTGCTACCTATACCAGTTATGCTTGACCCCATACCAGAGCCCAGGAAGGTAAAGAAACTACCTTCTATGCTCCACAGTTGAGACCCACCATCACCACGCTTAATCTTAACATTATTAAATATATCAGAGAATACAAAACTATCATCCGAGCGCGTTGCTTCTATTACGTCGCGCACACCCTTGCTGAATCTACCGGCTAGCTTATCATTATAACTAACTGATATTATTCGTTCATTGTTATTATGACCTATGAACCATGTTTCAGCTAGGGTAAGTGTGAGTGACTTACCCGTACGCGGAGCAAGGTTAATCATAAGTTTTTTGGGTTTGGACTCTATGACTTTACATAGCTCCTTTAAGTATATCTTATCATTGGTATAGAATTCTGGGTACAGTAGATTGCAGTAGTGCCATAAGCTGCGTCTAGCTAGCTCACACCTAACCTGCCTATTAATAACGTTAGCAACACCTCTCTCACCACTCACCACTACCTCGTTTTATCAAGAAGTTCTATAAGTTGCTCGTAAGTAAGCCCCTTGAGCATATCAGGCTTGATATCAGCCTCGGTTAATGTCATAGCAACTATTGTTTCTATTGCTTTTATAATATCAGCTGCCCTATCTGCATTATCCATAACATTATATAGCTTAGAACGTACGTATTTACGCTCAGCTGCACTTTCCTTTACACTGTCCATCCACTTAAGGCTCTCTAGGTATAGCTCTACTTCAGGCACTTGCATATCGAGTGATTCCAGGTTTATACCTAAAGCAGCTGAGGCTATCTTTATGGATACACTATAAGAGTAGCAGTAATTAAGAATATCCATAATAAGTGGATCTAACCAGTAACCCCTTCCATGTAAAAAGAATGCCTTAGGTTTCATGGGTTACTCCATTAGGGAAGTTCTATGATTGTTATATCTGACGGGGTTGTTGCAAGTATGTACTTATTAGCACTGGTATATCCAACTACATAAGAAGCTTCATCTATTTCATTAAACCCAAGTCCAGTTGTGTGTACATTACTTGATACCCATGATTTTAAACTTAATTTTGACCCAGACATAAGAGAAATAAAATCCGATGTTGTTCTTACATCATCACCAGAAAGTATCCTATCAATATAAATATCTGAACTATTATTAATTTTAAAATATGATGGGTGTAATTTTAAAATACCACCTATAGTATAGGTATTAGTATTTCTTAAATCTTCAAAGTAACATTTTGAATTATTAACAAACAATCCTCCATATAATTCAGTACCAACATCTAAAATAGTCTGTGTTAAGAAGTTTACATTTATACAATTAATAACTGATAAACCATATTTAATATCACTTATATTATTTTCTTTAACTTCAACATCTGTAATATTAATATCACAAGTACAATTTCTTATAATATTATCTAAAACAAATGTTGCACTATTTAATGTTATTGAACCAGAACCACTTATATTCTCTATAGTTAAATC